CGGGTTTCGCAGACAAAGCAGTAGGTATGTCCATCTGAATACTCAGACTTCGCATCACTACTGCCACAGTTTTCACATGCTGTATGTCTTACAAATTCGCTCTCTATATGAGCCATTCCATTGGTATGTTATGCCAAGCAGTCCAAGGTATATCATACTTCTCGCACCACTTAGCGTAAGTAGTTTTAGATTTCTTAGATATAGTATTAAATGGTGCTTGAAAGACCATACGTATATCTAAGTCGGGGTTCTGTTCTTTAACAGCCTTCATCTTCCTTCTATCCGCTGCATCCCAATAACCTTTGGTCTCTAGGTAGATACCATTGGGTAATAAGAAATCAGGGGAATAGTTGTGTTGTATTTGATATGGAACCTTAGTTGGTTCATACTCATAATCAATACCTAATTCACATAGTAAGTCTGAGACCTTTTCTTCAAGCTCTGACCTGAACATTAGAAGTCATCTTCTACTGATGCTGGAGTGCCAGCTGCCTCAACATTTGGTTCATTTGTTTTAAAACCTTTAGTCTTACCAAATAATTCAGCTACTCCTACTTCATCTAGATCTCCTGTATCTACTCCTGCACCTCCTTGGACAGTTACTATCTGCACTCCAGAGAGCTTCAGAGACGTACCATAAGAGATACCATCTCGTAGTAGGTAAGGTTTCTGTATAAAGCCTAGCTTTACCGTAGACCCAGCATACACAGGAGTATTAGGGTCAGCAATTGGACTACCTTCAGTGTCGACCACTGGTGGTCTTTTGTCTTCAGCCCATGAGAATTTAATGATGTATTTTCCATCTGATACCTCCTCCCAAGGCTCTGGTTTTAATGAGGATCTCTTAGGGTTCTTGAGCTTAGACTCAGCCCACTTAAGACACTCAGTTCTTTCTTCTTCTAGTTTATCTATTAAGTCCTTACCTACTACAGCTCTCAAGCTATATCCGTACTGACTTGGCTTCATTACAGCCTGATACCCCTCTAATACGACGGGATCAGGTGTGACGTGGATGTTTCTCATTAACAAAAAAAGTAAGTGGATTCAATTACCTCGGACGGTTTAAGGTCTCCGATAATCGGTGGTTCAGTTTCTGCACCTATTTGATGTGCGAAATCTGTTAAGTAATCATGCTCTGCGAACAGGTGCATGTATTTTTCTCTAACAATTTTAGATAGCTCTGTCATATCTGTTGATCTACATAATACGCTATCATGTATTAAAGCTAGTGGATGGTTAAAATCTAAAGCTGATAGACATAAAAGACTTGCATCTAAGGAATGAATTAGATTCGGTGCTGTAGCAGCTTTATGTCTAGCCTTATCAACTTCATCACTATCTCCAGTACTGACTCTCATATTACACTGACCTAAAACTTGTAAGGTTATGCGTTCATATTCTTTCTTATAGATCTGCTGAGAGACAATAAAACCTGATGGTGTTACCCATTGAAGTTCTTTAACTCCACGTTTAATAGCGTTACTAACCTCAGCCTCTATCCATTTCATAACCTTCATAGGTCCAGGGACTATGACATTCATTGCATCTCTAACTGATTGAACAGTTTGAGTTAGATCTTCCTTATCTATCTCTATACCTTTATCCTTTAAAGCTTCTCTAATGTATGACCTATTACTAAATGGTTTAGCATTATAAGGTATAGTCATTACAGTACGCTTAGTACATTTACGATCCCAGTGAGAACGTAGTTTATCAGGTATATTAGGTTTAGATGTCTCAGCTATTACCTTATATGCGTCTTGTGGTTTATCTGATGGTAATACATTAACAAGTTTAGCTGTTGATTTATCTTTAGCGAGACCTGCTAGTATTTGTAGACCACTACATGTAGCGTCTATAGCTACTGGTAATCCAGTACTTATACGATCTCTCTTTATAACACAGTGGTAGAACTCATCACATGCAGCTAAGAATTGCCACGGTTCCTCAACCTCTTCCCAATTAGGTAGAGAATCTATTGGTTCACATGCAATCCTCTCTATTAACCATTCATTCTCATATGTCCAAGCAAGTCTATCATTAAGAGTTTCTTTATCTAAACCATAACAAGTAGCAACTTGGAACCTTAACCATCGCTCTGCCTCATCATCCATGAAGGATTCATCAGCAAACCTTATCAAACTCTTTCCAAAGTCTGTATCTTGTGGTGTTAAGAATGCAGGTATAGGGTATACACGTCCTCGATAATCAAATGACCATGGTATATAGAACTTCTCTTTATTCTTAAAGCGTTCTACTGTTTCCATCGTCATCCTTGTACGGCAAGACTTCTTAAATTCTTGAGCTTGCCTATTCATTACCTCAGCTGCATCTCTCCTGTACTTCTTTCTAGATATGTCGTTATCAGCTATATCAACAGGTTTAGGAGGTAGATCATAATGACATATTGGTAGGAATTTACCCACCTTTGTACCCTTCCGTTGGAGTACTTCAGCTACCTCCACAACGAAAGGGTTCAGGGTATAAGCAACCTTTTGTATTTTGTTAAGGAACTCAAAAGGCTTTTCTCCCTGTATACGTGACGACTTGCTCCTACGTACCATATCATGACCACGCATTATCTCGTTAAGTAAGTAACCACCTGGCTTTTCAGCTGTCCAGTCATTAGGCTCGATTAACATAGGCCAAGCTAGTGGACTAAATAGTTCAGCGTTGTTCATAACTTCATCCTTGATAGCCATGAACTCAGGTGTAGGCACTACGTAGCTATTGGTTTTACGTCCAACTCTCCTTATCTCTTTATCAAACCATTTGCTTGTTTCAATTACACAACTTAGTAACCAACCTCCAAGCTTGACTCTATTACCACGCCCCCATGTATTCCATTGTTGTACTTCATAACGATTCATAAGTGTCTGAATTACAACAATCTTTTGATCTGTTCCTATTGATTTATGCCAGTAATTCTTCTTAAGTGTATTAAGTAAACCTGGAGCATGACGTTCATAATGTCTCATTTGACATTCATTTTCTACTCCCTTACCTATAGAATCACAGACATTTACTATCTGGTTACTATCTTCTTTATGACTAAATACTTTATCAATAGTAATCTTACATGTTATTGCTGCAGCTGCTAATGGTTCGATATCAGCTAAGTACTTTTTAATTTCCCTGAAAGATACTCCTGTATGTCCTTCATGTATCCTGGTATTAGTTTCCTTAATCCTATTAACAACTAATGGTAATAAGGCATCAATGGTTGTTATACCATAGATAGATGCTGAAGCATATGACTTATCTTCTAAGTTCTTAGTATTATCCCTAAGTCTTTTGAGTCCTTGAGCAATAGCATCACGTTCGTGGTTGATTTGCTCATCAATTTGAGCAGGTGTTGGCATTAGTTTAAATCATCAATAAGTTGTTCATTCATTAGTTTAATTAATTCATCCTTGTGTGGATGATTCTCAACGTCCCTGATTAACTCAGCTAGACGTATCTGCTTTGTTCTTTTTTCCATGATTCTTTGGGTGAGGTGAAAGTTTATGAATGGCCTCGTGGTCACACACTACAAATTCATGTGTATCAACTAAAGACCTGATCTTGTTTTCAGCTGCTCGTCTATACTTATATGAATGTTCCTTAACCTTACCTGTCTTTAATGATGTAGTTCTTATTACGCATTCATGGCTACTAGGTAATAACCAATTTGCTACATAGGTTGCATAGAACTCATCAAATGGTATGGATGGAAAGTATTCATACTCTGTATCAGATACAGCTTGCCAGTTGTTTGGATAGTACTGTTTACGCTTTTTCTTCATGTTGACTCCATGTGAATACTTGTCTTGTGTCATCATCTTCACAAGGCACTACGTCCTTGAGTTCTTCATCTAATAATCCTGCTAGATTAATAGCACGATAACCTGCTTCAATGTTATCTGTACCATTAACTATGTACTCATTCTTATTAGTTAGCACAACAAATCGTAGAAGAGGACGATCATATAGCTGCGCGTGATTGTGAACATTCATTGTTAATTAGTGTGTGTAAGTTTACGTACTAATTGTTTAGTCCTTGCCTTAGCTTGGCGTACTTGTTGAGG